CGGCCGCGGAAGAAGGAGACTCGGAGGTACGACCGGCGACGGCCGCACCCGACGTATCCCCCGCACACGCGGAGGCTATGTCCGAGGTCGGCGAGGAGCTCGACGCCGCCGAGGAGGCCCTCGCCGCTCTCGACCTCGACGAGGCGAACGCCGCCGTGGTGGCCGCGGTGATCGAGAGCCTGCGCGAGGCGCGCGGCTACCTGGGCTTCGGTCCGAAGGTCGAGGCCGAGGTCGAGATCCACGACGAAGAGATGCACGACGAGGCGCCGGAGGGTGGCGCGGCTCCCGAGGAGAGCGTGGCGGCAGCGGCTACGTCTGCGGGTGTGCCGGCCTCGGCCGTCGCGCTCAACGGCGCCCAGGTGCAGGCGGCGCAGGGCATCATTACGTCGGTCGCCAAGGGCGAGCTTCCGAGGTCGACCGGCGTGCAGATGCTTGTGCAGTTCTTCAACATGTCGCTCGACGCAGCCGAGGCGCTCATGGGTGAGGTCGGAGGGTCATTTACGATTACGGCGCCCGAGGCGACCTGATGCCGTTCCTCTCTGACCGACAGCGCGACTACCTTAAGCGCGAGGCGCCCGCGGCCTACCGGCGGTTCCTCCGCGACGAGCGCGCCATGGGCTTCGAGCTCCGCGCTCCCGTTGAGGTGGCCGCTGTGGCGAAGCGGGGCCTCGCCAACCGCGAGAAGTACGGCCGCGGTGGGACCCTTGTCGGGGCGCGGCGCGCGTCGCAGCTGGCCGGGCGCGAGGTCGTCAGCATCGAGACGATTAAGCGCATGGTCGCGTACTTCACGAGGCACGCCGTCGACCTCGAGGCACCGGCCGCGCAACCAGGGCACCCGGACTACCCGAGCGCCGGACGGATCGCGTGGGACCTGTGGGGCGGTGCCCCCGGCCGGGCGTGGGCTCGGCGACAGCTAACGGTATGGGAGCGCGTGCAATCCGCACGCGAGGAGGAAGCATGAGCGAGGAAGGAACGACGACCACGACCACGACCGAGGGCGGCGACGGTGGAGCGGCAGCGCGCATCCGTCAGCTGGTCGCACGCGTGAAGGAGCTCGAAGGGCGCGTCGGCGAGCTGGCGCCGCTGGCCGAGAGCGCCGAGAAGTACCGGGCGCAGGTCGAGGAGGCGAAGGCCGCCAGCAAGGCGGAGCGCGAGGCGCTACGCATCGAGCGGGAGATCTCGGCCGCGGGGATCACCGACGCTGAGGGGATGGAGTACGTGCAGCACGCGTACTCGCGCCTCCCGTCCGAGGGGCGTCCCCCGCTAGCGGAGTGGCTCGGCAACAAGGACAGCCTACCGAAGGCGGTGCGCGCGTACCTGCCCGAGGCCCCGGCTCCCGCAGCCGCTCCCGCCGTGGGGGCACCGCTCCCGAAGAGCAACGCCGGGACCGTGACGCAGACGCCCCCGGCGACGACGACGTGGACGCCAGAGGCGATCATGCGTTTGACGCCGGCTGAGTACAAAGCGAACTCGGCCGCGATTCAGGCGGCGATCCGCACGCCTTGACAGTCTGTCACAGAGCGGCGTAAGGTAGCCGTGGGAGGACACTCCCACGCGCTCGGGCCGAACTCCCGTCAACAGCGATAGGCGCGGCAAACTCGAACCTACTTAGGAGGCCAACGTGGCCAACATCGACTTCGCCGCCCTCGACGGCAACGCCCGCGTAGCCGCGGTCCTGTACCAGTCCATCGTCATGAAGCTCGCCGACACCGGTAGCCTCCGCAACGCCCCCTGCTTCCTCAACGTCGGCTCCGTCAACGGCACCGGCAGCGACAGCATCCAGGTGCCCGTGGTCGGCCTCAACGGGACCGACATCATGAGCGCCCCCGGCGACGGCGTGAGCGTGTCGAACACCTCGATTACCTCCGCGGCCGCGACGGTCGTGGTGGCGCGTCAGGCGCTGCGCTACGACCTCACCGACCTCGCCCGCATCAGCAACTCCGTCCCGGGCGGCGTGGACCTCGAGGGCCTCACCAACGCGATGGTGACGGCGTTCAACGGTCGCTTCAACCAACTCGCGTGTGCGCTCTCCAGCGGCTTCTCGACGCAGGTTGGGACGACGACTGTGGACCTCACCACGGACACGTTCTACGACGCCATCTTCGCGCTGCAGCTGCAGAGCGTCATGGGCGAGTATGACGTGATCTTGCACCCGCAGCAGTACAACGATCTCATGTCCAGCCTCCGGGTGGAAGTGGGGCCGGCGCAGTACATCGCCGCCAATCAGGAGCAGACCTCCGCTCTCGGCGCGTCCTACAAGGGCAAGCTCTTCGGCGTCAACGTGCACGTGTCGTCCTACGTCCCGACTGCCAACGCGGGCGCGGACTACCGCGGCATGATGCTCGGTGGCGGCGCGATCGCCTACGCCCTCGGCACCCCGGCGCCCATCCAGGCGGCGGGCGGCGTGATCATCCCGGCCGGCGCCCCCGTGGCCGTCGAGTGGGAGCGTGACGCTGCCTCGGGTCTGACCAAGGTCGTCGGGTCCTCGTTCCTCGGCGTCGCCGAGCTGCAGGATCTCAAGGGCGTTGGCATCGTCAGCGACCTGTGATGGCCTGCTAGGCGCTGCCGCCTAGCGTCGGGGCGTGTCCGTGCTTATGGTACGGGCACGCCTTCGTGCGTAAGGGAGACTCAATGGCTGCGAACTTCACGGCATCCGATGGCGGCGCTTTCGCCGCTCAACCCGCCTCTCGCCCGCAGGGCATGGCGACCATGCTCAACATGCCGAGCAACGCGGCGTGGTGGTACACCCACCATCCGGGACATTGGCAGTGCGTCGAGGGCGAGTGGCTTCCCGACCTCGGGCAGATGGTCGCGATCCCCGGCCTCAACCGGGTGGACAAGAACGGCGACACGGCGCTTGCCGAGGTGCACCTGGGCAAGAAGGGTATGACCGTGATCCCGTGGGAGGTCGAGCCGGGCGGCTACTGCGTGCAGTATGCGGGGGCGAACGGTCCCGTGTTCCTGTCGAAGTGGGAGAAGCCCAAGCTCGTCGCGGGGCAGACCCGCATGACGGTCGACACCGAGGGCTATCGTGCGTTCCTGCGGCGCCTCGTCGCGGACGGCATCATCAAGGTGCCGGACCCCGACTTCATCCACGTGTTGGTCGAGCGCCAGGAGCGCCGCGTTACCGAGCATCAGACGCGCGCGCCCACGCATCCGGGTAGCGCCCTCGCGTTGCCGGTCGAGCAGAAGCGCCTCGATGAGATGCGCGCCGCGACCGACCGCATGTATACTCCCGCCAAGAGGACGAAGGCGTGAGCGAGCGTAAGGACATCGCAGCGGCGAAGGACGCCATGACGCGCCGCCTCGTCGAGGGCGGCATGCCGACGCAGCGCGCCGAGCAGATCGCACGCGAGCGAGCGCAGAAGGCCGATCGCCGCGAACGCGATAAGTGACGGCGAGGGGGGCACGATGAGCATCAGCGAGACGCTCTACACGGCACGGTTCCGCTCGGGCGAGACGATCGAGCGTGGCCGGAACCAAGACCTCACGTGCCCCATCTTCCGAGCGGGCGCCCTGGTGGCGCCGCTCTCCGGGACGATCACGATTTACCGTGCAGACGGGACGGTCGTGATCAACGCCGCCGCTGTGACGATCACCGGGAGCGTGGCGACCTACGCGCTCCTGGGGACCGCCACCACGTCGCTCGCGCTCGAGGAGGGATGGCTCATCGAGTGGACCCTCCAGATGACGGCGACGGTTCAGAACGTCTTCCGTCAGGACGGCGCCCTCGTGCGCCGCACGCTCTACCCGGTGGTCACGGACGCGGACCTCTTCCGGCGGCACTCCGACCTTCCGTCGCTCCTTGCCACGGGCACGACGAGCTATCAGGACTACCTCGACGAGGCGTGGGCCACGATCACGAACCGCCTCGTGGCGCAGGGCCGGCGACCCTACCTAGTCATTCAGCCGAGCGCGATGCGCGACTGCCACCTCGCGCTGACGCTTCAGCTCGTGTTCACCGACTTCCAGACAAGCGCCGGAGACGGCGGGCGGTGGCAGGCTCTCAGTGAGCACTACCAGCGCATGTACACCGAGGCGTGGAATCAGCTGCGGTTCTCCTACGACGAGGCCGACGAGAACAAGATCAACCCGAACACGAAGAAGGCGGGCTCCTCGACGGTGTGGCTCAACGGCCGCGGCGGCTACCCGCGCTTCGGTGGGTTTTACTGATGGCTAGCAAGACGATACGCCAGCTGCGCGAGGACGTGACGACGCGGATCCTAACGCTGACCGGCTGGAAGGAGTCCCGCGTGGCTCCCGATAACTTCGGCCGCGACGCGGACTCGATTGCTCACAAGGCGTTCGCCGTTCACCCGACGCTGACCGAGGACCTGCGCGCCTACCGTGGACGACCGGCCGAGGGCCTTCTCGTCGAGACGACGCTCGACCTGCGCTACTCCTGGCGCCTCGCGCCGAAGGGAATGAGCGACAGCTACGACGACGCCCTCGACGGCGAGCAGGCCGTGATCAACAAGCTCATGGTCTACGACGCGACGTGGCCGGCATCGTACAAGGTGCAGGTGCTGAGAAGCACGCGCGAGACAAACACCATCGGTGAGTGGGTCATCGGTGTGATAACGTTCCGCATCGTCCACACTCTTCCGCTTCAGTAGGGGGCCCCAATGGCTGTTTCCAGCGTCGTCAAGAACTTCCGCGACGGTACCATCCTCATCGAGGACGGCACCGGCACCCCGCTCACCGTGACCGTGCAGTATGAGGCGGGCGACTTCTCGATC